GGGCAGGGCAGCAGCGCCGGCAGCACCGGGGCATCGCACTCGCGCGGCGGCAGGCGCGGCGTCATTGCCCGGCCTCGCGCGCCGATGCGGCCATTGCCGCGGCCTGCGATGCGGCGGCCGCGGCGGCCGTGGCGTCGTCGTCATCGGTCACCGGGCCGGGGCCGACAAAGGCATCCGCCTCGCGCCGCGCCTCGCGGCTGGCGCGCGCCGCCTCGAGCTCCGCCTCGGGGTCGATCTCCACCCCCAGCCGGCCCGCCACCGACGCAATCAGCGCAACGCCGGTCTCGTCCGACATGCGCCCGGCCTCGATCGCCATATTCACCGCCGCCACCACCTGGGCCAGCGCGGCGGCGTACTTGGTCGTGTCGCGCGCCGTCATCTCGGGGAACACCGCCTCGCACGCCAGGCGCTCGTCCCACCAGTCCGGCTCGCCAGCCTCGGCAATCAGCTTCTGGCGGATCACGTAGCGGCCGACCGATTCCAGCATGTGCTTAAGGAAGCGCTGCCGCATCGAGAAGGCCTTGAAGGTCGGCTCGCCCATGCTGTCGCCGGTCGAACGATTCACATCGCCCCCACCGCCGAACCAATGCTCGGGGATGGTCGCGCCGCCCAGCACGTGGTTGCGGAATAGCCGCCCCGCTGCGGCCGACTCATAGGCGCCGATCTCCGGACTGACCGCCTTCCACTCTTCGCTGTCGTTGTGCACGCGCACGCTGCCGGGTGTCGGTGGTTTGATCTCGCGGGCGCGCTGCTTGATCTTCTCCTCGTCGGCGCCGGTGATGGTCACGTCCCACACGAACGCGCGCAGGAAGTTGTAGCGCTCGATCTCACCGAACAAGAACTGGTCGTACCCATCCACCCAGTCCGCAGGCGCCCGCAGATCGCTGCGCCCGCGCCGGCTCACGGAGAGGTCATTCACCGTGAAGTAAAACGCCTCGCCATCCGCAAACGTCTTGCGAATCTCCTGCGTCCGCTGGGTGAAGACCGTCTCCGGCCCGTTCACAATCACCCGGTAGCGCAGCGCGCGCCCCTTGCGGTCGCGCACCGTCACGATCCCGATCGGCTGCTCCGGGTTGTCCGGGTCCACCACCACGGTCTCGATCAGCGCCGGGTCCAGATAGCCCAGGCGCACATGGCCATCCACCTCATTCACGAAGGTCGGCCACACCTGCTCGCCGAATATGGAGAGTTCGCGCACCTTCTTCGGCAGCTTCACGCCCATGCTGTTGATCGGGTCGCTCCAGAACCGCCCGATCGTCTCCTGCATCGCCGGCTCGCCCGCGCGCAGCTCCACGCCCTCGGCCAGCATGTAGGCCAGCGGCAGCTCGACGATGCGGTTCGCCAGGAGGTTGGCGTCCCACAGGTAGAGCGCGGTCTCGCGCATGCGCGCCTGACTCAGCGGCGACAGGTCGCGGTCGGCGTCGCCACTCAGCCGGCGCCAGCCCTCTTCATCGTCCGGGTCGATCGTCGCGCCGGCCGCCTCCACGACGCGCGCGGCGCCCTCGTTTTCCGAGGCATCACCCCCGCGGCGGAACAGAAAATCCAGAATGCCCATCGGCCTAGCCTCTCGGTGTTGGTTATAACGCGTGTTACACGCCCTCAGAGCGCCTTACACGCCCTCGGACGGGTCATCAGCCGCCCCACAGGGCGCGCAGGGCGCCTGGGGCCGCGTTTGCGTCTTGTTCATCGTCTTGCCCCAGGTCGCGCGGCTTCATGCCACCGCCCGCCGGCCGAACATCCCGAACTTGGGCCGCGGCGCGCGGTAGGTCTCCGCCTCGGCCTCCACCGTCTCGCCGGCCGCCGGCGGCACCTCGGCGCGGCTGGCGGCGTAGGCCAGCATGATCGCCACTGCCGAGTCGCCGTGCCGCTTGCCCCCGTCCGCGCCATCGGTGCGCACGTCCGGTATCAGCGGGATGCCCTTGTCCACCACCACCAGGCGCAGGTCATCCAGGATGTACCTGTCCATCGGCAGCTCGATCCCGCCATCCTCGAAAGCCGCTTTCAGCGGCGCGGTGTTGTCCCGGTACCAGGGGCGCGACAGCATCACCTGCTCGATCAGCGTGGCGCCGTAGCGCTGCATGGCCTTCTCGCCCAGGTACTGGCCGTTGCCGCGCGCATCCAGCTTGCCGGCGCGGAACCTCGGCAGCCGGTCGCAGATGAAGAAGAACGCCTCGCGCTGCTGGTCGAACGGGCAGTTGCGCAGCTCGAGCAGGAACGGGAAGCGCCGGCGCAGGTTGGCCAGCAGCTGGCACGGCGCCATCACCGTCAAGTCAGCCGTGCGCCCGAAGTCCTCGCCGATGAAGCTCGGCGCATCCGGGTCCAGCGCCAGCAGCAGCGGCAGCACGTGGGTGTCGAGCCATTCGCGCATCTCGGCCGTGCGCAGGTGCTCGGGCCAATGCACAAAGTCCGGGTCCGGCGGCGCCCAGCGCAGCACCGGCAGGTCCTTGTTCATGCGCGCTTCGATCAGCGCGCGCGTCAGCCAGCTGCCCGAGCCGTTCTTGGGGATGCAGTCCAGCTCCTCGCCGGCGTTGTCGCCGTACTGGGCATAGATGCCCTTCACCCAGATCTTCTTGTCCGCCTCGGTGGGCTGCACGCCCCGGCGCAGGCACACGCGCTCGTACAGCCCGCCCGCCAGCGCATCCTCGAAGGTGATGCGGTGCACGCTGTACGGGTACTTGCCCGCGCGGATGTCCTTGATCCACTCGTTGAACGGGTTGGCGTCGCCGTCGTGGGTGCTGATCACATGCACCTCGCCGCCCCAGATCAGCAGCGCCATCGCCGCCTTGAGCAGCTCGCCCAAGTTCGAGTGGAACGCCGCCTCGTCGATGATCACCCGGCCCTGCTTGCCGCGCAGGTTGCGCGGACTGCTCGACAGCGCGGTGATGCGGTGGCCCGAGGCGCAGCGGATGGTGAAGGTCAGGATGCTCTTCTTCTCGTCGCCGTCGATGAAGACTTCCTCGCCTTGCTCGATCTCGCTCGCGGCCATGCCGTAATACTTGAGCCAGTCGCCGCAGTCGCGGATGAACTCCTCGGCCATGTCCTTGGTGTAGCCGATGTACCACACGTCCATCCCGCTCGCGGACGCCGCCAGCAGCGCCGAGTCGCCGGCCTCGCCCCAGCTCAGGCCGATGCGGCGCGACTTCTCGCAGAACTTCACCGGCGTGGTGTCCTTCGCCCAGCGCTGCTGGTAGGGCAGGAAGGCCATGGGCGTGCGCTGGTCGCGGGACTCCAGCGCCCTGGCGATCGGTGCGAGCACGGGCACGGCCTCAGTCATGGCGCACCAGCGTCGCCGCTTGCTGGAACCGGCGCATCCGCATGTACTTGAGTCGGCTGCGCTCGACGGGCGAGCGGCGCAGCCTGCGCTCGTACTCGACCAGGTCGCAGTCGCACAGCGTCACGCTCTCAACCGGCCCCAGCGGGTGAATCGCGACCACCCACCAGGCCTCTCCGTCGACCTGGTACTCGCCACCGCGAACCACGTGCTCGCGCTGCAGCATCACACCACCCCCAAAATCTTCTGCCGGATCAGATCCGCCGCCTCATCGCTCAGCCCGCTCGCCTTGGCCTGCTTCACCGCCTCGGTCGCCGCCCGCTTCGCCACCTCCTGGCGGATCATCAGGATCCGGTCCGCGGTCAGCTTGTCGGTGCTGGCGAGGTCCTTCATCGCCTTCGCCAGGAACATCACCTCCTGCGCATCCCCGCCTTCCTCCCGGTCGCCGATCGACCCCAGCGTCTGGAACGCCACGCTGCGCAGCATCTCGGGCAGCAGCCTGGCCACGTCACCGTCGGGCTCGCTCTCCAGCTTGCTCACCCACACCTTCGCCACCTCCTGCGCCTCGCGGTACCGGCGCATCTGCTCTTCGGCGCGCTGGGCGTAGCGGCCCAGGGCGCTGCGGCTCACGGGGGCGGCGCCGCCGTTGATCGTCGCCAGGTGCGCCAGGATGTCGTCGAGCGTGTGGCGGCCGTCGCGCAGCAGCTCGTCCACCGCGCTGCGCAGGCGCACGTCCAGGCGCTGCACGCTGCTCTTGCGCGCCATCGCTCAGGCCCCCGGCGCGGGGCGCGCCACGCCCGGCACCACCACGCGGCCGTGCGCCACGTCGGCGCCGCGCTGGGTCAGGGTCGCGATGCTCACGCCGCCCACCGCCTCGAGCTTCAGCAGGTCCTGCTCGGCCAGCCACGCCAGGTCGGTGTCCAGGCGGTCCATGCCCACCGCGTGGCCGAAACCATCCAGCGCACGCTGCAGCAGGTAGGCGTTGCCCCGGTAGTCCGGCGCCTGCTCCAGCAGCCGCAGCACCACCAGGCGGCGGTCGGCCGTCACGTGTTCTGCAAAGGAGCTCACGGCTTGCCTCCGGTCGTCATCAGGTAGGTGTGGATCAGGTGTAGCGTGTTGTTCGCGCCCTTGAATTCGCCCTGCAGGCTGGCCAGCGTCTCGCCGACCTGGTCCATGCGGGCGTGGATGCGCTTCAGGTCGTCGTGGCTGGGCGCGTGCTGGATGTCCTTTTCCACGCGGCTCAGGCGGTCGCCGTGGTTGTCCATGCGGTTGTCCATGTCGCTCCTCATGCCCTCGATCCGCGTCTGCAGGCTCGCCTGCAGGCTGGTGATGCGCTCGTTGGTCACCCGGTTGCGGTTAGCAAAATACGTGTAGAGCGCCGCGACCCAGATCACCAGCGTGTTGGTGATCTGCAGCCAAAGTTGTACGTCTTTCAGTTCCATGCCGGGTCTCGCGGGTCGGGGGGCTCGTGCCAGTCGATCAGGGCACCGAGCCTGCGGGCGCATTCGTCGTACTGCCGCCCGGCGTCGAGTGCCCAGCGCGCCAGGTCGGTGTCGGTGGCGTAAGGCTCGGCGTCGCGCTCGTCGCGCTGCTCAGCCCGCTGCCCAGCCCCATCTCCACCCCGCTGCGCGGAATCGCCGGCAGCGTCGGCGCCACCCGCTGCAGCAGCGCGGCGGGCGGGCGCGGGCACTCGGGCGGGGGCAGCGGCGATGCCGGGGGCACGGTCGAGCACGCGCAAAGCAGCAGCGTCCAGGCAGGCGCGGCCCTGCGTAGCCAGGTCGATCTGTTCATGGAGTTCTCCTCGCAGGGCGTCGGCCTGCCGACTGGCGGCCGCAAGTTCTTCGGTCAGGGCATCCCCACGGGCTTGCGCGGCCTGCAGCCGTGCGGCCGCAGCCTCGGCGAAGATGCGCCACTGCTCGGCGTGCTCGCGCTGCACAGCCTCCAGCGCGGTCTGCAGGTGCGCGATCTCGCGCGCCTTGAACACGCCGTTGATCCACCCGCCGGCCATCGCGGCCAGGCTCAGCGCCAGCGTTACAAGCACCATCTTGGCGCCGCCACCAAAATGGTCGACCAGCCATGCAATCGGGTTCATGTGCGGATCGCCTGGTTGGTCGCGATGCGCAGCATCGCGTTGATCACCGGCAGCCCCACGGCGATCGCGGTGTAGAGGTTCACCGGCAGCAGCGGCTGCAGCAGCCCGGTGCTCGCCTCCAGGGCCACCAGGCCGGCTGCGATCACGTTCAGCCAGATGGTGCGGCTGTGCCACCAGTGCTTGCAGGTCGCGATGTGGACGTGGTCGTCGGCCTCCAGCACGCCGACGGCGTCGGCGGCGTCGGGCTCCACCGCGTAGTCGCGCGGCGCCTCCATCACGCGCACTCCTGCGCATCGGCATCGCCCGCGGCCGCCTGCGGCAGCTCGCGCACCACCAGCACATGGCCGCGCTGCAGATGCACGATCGCCGAACCACCCGGCGGCAGCTCCTGCGATCGCACCGGCCGGTCGTTCACCTGGCCGCAGGCATCCACGTGGAACACGTCCGCGCGCAGCCATGCCGCGCTCTCCGGTTCGTGATGCGTCACCGTCACGCACAGGCTCACGGCAGCATCCTCCACTCGGCCAGCACGTTCTCGGGCTGCGGCTGCAGCCCGTTTGCCAGCCACTGCTCGACCGAGAACCCCGGGCACGCCTTGCGCGCCCCGGTGTCACGGTGCCCGCACACCCCGCGCCAGTACGTGTCCGAGTTGGCGTGCTGCAGCGGCACGCCGTACTTCGCGCACAGGTAGCGCACCTGCTGCGCGAGCTGGTCCCACTGCAGGGCGGTGAACTGGTCCGTGCCCACGAGGCAGATCGACAGGCTGTTGCCGTTGTGCCCCCGCGCATGCGCGCCCACCTCCGACGCATGCCGGCCGGTGGCCAGCCCGCCGTTGGTGTAGATCACCCAGTGGTAGCCGATGTGGTACAGCTCCGGGTTCCACTTGCGTGCCTCGTCCGTCGTGGGCGCGCGGCGAAAGCCGGCCTCTTTGTGCCAGTGGTCGATATCCAGCACGCTGGTCCAGCGCCCGTTGGGCGTGGCCGCGCAGTGGATGATGATGGAGTCGATTCGGCGCAGGTAGCTCATGCCCGCAGGCTACGCGCGCGGGCGAGGGGGGCCGAAGTAAAGGCGTTTGGGGCTTAAGCGGCGGGCGTGTCCGCCCCAGGCGCGCGCCAGCCGTCCAGACCGGCGGCCAGCGCCGCGCAGGCAAGCTCGGTGCGCCGGTCGATGGTAACGGCTGCGCCGTCGGCCCATTCTGCGCCACGCTCGAGGCGCTGGTAGGTGGCCAGGGTGACGCCCAGCGCGGCGGCGGCCTCGCGCTGGGTGTAGCCGAGGTGTGCTCGCCAGGCGGCGAGGTCAGTGGGGGTCATTTGACACCATGCGCTTTGCGCTTGCGGTACTCGCGCTGATATTCGCGAGCGCGATCTGCATCCCGCCCATCGGCACGTTTTGCGCCAGGGGAGAGCTGTGTTTTCTCCCATGGGCGGGCGGCGCTCAATACCCCACGCTGCCGTTCCAGCGCGGCGCCGCGCTTCGGGCGAACCTTTGCGCTGCGGGATTTCTCGACCGCATCGCCGAGGTGGTCATACGTGATTGTTCCGTCCGCCTGCATGCGCCGCATTTTCTCGGCCTGGGCGGCACGATAGGCCTCGCTCGCGAGCGGCTCGCCCTGTGGGATGTCGTAGGCCTCACGGTATGCGTCGGCGGTGATGCCGTGGGCCTTTCGCAGATGCGTCGGGAGGAAGTCAAACCCCCTCCCGCAGACGAGGCATTTGGTCACAGGCCGCTCGACTTGCTGCGCACCTCGTCATTCACGACGCAGAGCTGCGCGACGACAGACCTGAGATGCTCGTTGTAGTCCACCGGACTTCCATCGCAGTCCAATACAACCGGGTCAAAGCAGCTTTCCTCGCAGATCCCGAACACGTCGTTCGTGAATTCGCGCCCGCTGCATTCGCCGTTTAGACGGAACCAGTAGGTAGTCGACCCCTGTTGCCAGTTTTGGTCTGCAGTGAAGAATTCAGCCGTCGCGCTCATGTTGCTCTCCTGGGTCTGCGGTAGCGTCATCGCCACCGTGATTCCATTCTAGCCGACTTATTTTTTAAGTCAAGCGATCACGAAAAGATTTCACGGCCTCACCCTCGACGCGATCCGCACCGCCGCATCGGCCAGGTCCGCCAGCATCAGCGACATCTCGCGCGTCACCTTCGCCACGATCAGGAACAGCAGCCCAAGCACCACCCCGCCGAAGAACCCACCCACACGCGCCGCGCCCACGCTGTTCCACGCCCCCACCAGCGCACCGGCGAAGCACACCACCGCCAGCACCACGAACAGCCAATACACCAACTGCACCAGGCTGCGGAACGTAGGGTAGAGCGACTCCAGCCGCAGCCCGATGGCGAACTCCTGCACCGATTCCGCAGGCTCGTGCGCGACCAGCGGCGCCGGCCTGGCTGCAGACGGCGCTGCCGCCGGAACTGCCCCGGCATGCCGCACACCCCACGCCGCCTCCACGCGGCTGTAGATCGCCCCGCACCCCGGGCACGCCTCGAGCGGGTCTCCGCTCGCGCTCGGGTTCGGGCGGCCGCATTTCAGACAGGTCTTGTTCATCGCTTCATCGCTCCATTCTCGCGCTACGCCAGATCCTGCATATCGGCCAGAATCTGTTCCATCGCCTCACAGGACTGCCGCCATGACTCAACCGCTCGCACAACCGCATCAACGTTATCCCCACTGGGTCTTTCGAGAGCCCGCTGGGCAGATACGGTGGACTGGTAGAACGCCTTCGCGCATGGGCGCGCGTCGGCTAGGTAAAGCAGTGCTGCGGCATAAGCTCGCCGAGCAGCAACGCCAGGCAATTCTTCGGCGGGTGGAAAAGGCCATCCTGGGTCTGTGAGGCGCGGCATCAGCGCCTCCATCCGCGTCCGCGCCTCGAGCACCCATCCCAGGCACGCCGCCCGCTGGTCGCGCCGCAGCGCCGCACGCGCCAGCGCATCGGTGCGTGCATCCTGCCGCGCCTGCAGCCGCAGCGCCCCCCAGTAGCTCAGCGCCGAGCCTGCTAGCGCGGCGCCCGCAGCAATCCCTGCCACCAGCACGCCCTCTCCGATCACTTCGGCTCCTCCTCGTCGCTTTCCTGCTGCCGCCGCGCACGCTCCGCCCGGTACGCCAGCACCAGGGCAAACTCCTCCGGGGTCAGGCACGACGGCACCACCTGCTGCACCACCACCACGTCACGCCCGGCGACGTGCTGCACCGGGCCGCTGAACTGCTGAATCAACCAATCCTCCCGCCCTTGCCTTGCTTCACGTCGCCCGTGGTGACGTGCTTCACATCACGCCCGGCGATGTTCTCCACCGGACCGTTGAACACCTGCTTAGGCGCCCCCTGCGTCAGCGCCTCGATCATCGCCAGCACTGCCTGCCGCCCCTTCGCGTCGAGCTGCCGCCAACCCTTGATCAGCCCCAGCTCGGAGAGCGACAGATTCCCGGCCGGCCCCGGCTCCGCCGTCGCGTAGCCATTGCCCGCCGGCGCTCGCCGGCCCGTGAGCACGTAGAGCACATCCACGCCGATCGCCGCCAGGCGCTCCAGGTAGGCAGCGTCTGGATGGCGCTCGCCTTTTTCGTACTTGAGCTGGGCCTGTTTCCGCACCCCTGCCGTCTCTCCCATCAGCTCCTGGCTGAGGGCGAGGCGCACCCGCTCTTCGCGTAATCGCTCGCCGATACTCATTTGCGTACAAATCCGTTGACAGATACGCGATTGCGTACCATCATTCACTCACAACAC